TTGGCAAAACGTCAATGGCATCAGCGACCCCAAGTCAATTCCCGGCGTGGGCCGCAGCATCTTCACGTGGACCACCCAATCCGGCTACGTCTATCTGGCCGTAGGCACCAACTCCCATCTGGCAATCTGGTACGGTGGCCTCTACCACGACATCACCCCCGTCGCCGCATCCATCTCTGCCACCAACGCAATCAGCACTTCTGCTGGATCCACCACCATCACCATCGCGGTGTCGGCCCACGGCCAGGCCACCGGCAACTACTTCTACGCCACCACCGTCGCCGCAACCGTAGGTGACAACATCTATCCGGTGTCCGCGCCCTTTGGGGGCTACCCCATCACGGTGATCGATGGCAACACCTTTACCATCAACACCGGCACCACAGCAGCCGCCACCTCTGCCGCAGCCGGTGGCCTCCTCCAAGGCTACTTCCTCTTGGCCCCTGGCCCCGCGTCCAACCAGCTTGACACCGGCTGGGGTGCTGGCGTGTGGAGTGGACCCCAAGCCTGGAACGCGGAATTCACCGCGTTGGCCCCACTCCGCTTCTGGAGTCTGGACAACTGGGGAGAAGACCTGGCGGCCTCACCCCGCAACGGCCAGATCTACTACTGGGATAGCAGCATGGGCTTGACGAGTCGAGCCTACCTCGTCTCCACGACCCCCAGCCAAAATGCCCAGATCCTGGTGTCGCCAGAAGACCGCCACCTGATATCCTTTGGGTGCCCCGACGCCCTCACCTCCGTGGTCAACCCCCTCTACATCCGCTGGTGCAACCAGGAAGACATCACCGACTGGAACGCATCGGCCACCAACACCGCTGGCGACAAGGTCCTGTCGGGTGCCTCCCGCATCATTGCGGCGCGGCGGACCCGAGGCCAGATCCTCATCTGGACCGACGAAAACCTCTACAGCATGCAGCAGGTGGGTCCCCCCTACACCTTCGGCTTCCAGCTTATCGGTACCAACTGTGGTACCCTTGGCCAAAACGCCATGGTTGAGGTGGGCGGGCGTACCTTTTGGATGGCCGATGAACGCTTCATGGTGTATGATGGTGCTGCCGCCCGCCCCATGAAGTGCGACGTACTTCGCTACGTCTTCGACAGCCTCGACCGCAGCCAACTCGACAAGATCTACTGCGCCAGCAACACCTCCTACAACGAGGTGATCTGGTTCTACCCAACGACCACGGGCGAGATCGATTCCTACGTCATCTACGACTACATGCAGGACGTGTGGAGTATTGGCCGCCTGGTCCGCACCGCGTGGCTCGACCAGGGCATCAACAGTTTTCCGATTGGGGTCGCTTACGAAGCGTCCGCAACCAAACTCTACTACCACGAATTCGGCAACACCGCCGATGGGGCAGCCATCAACGCCTACATCGAATCCAATCTTTTCGATTTGGATGCGGGCCAGGAGTTGATGTTTGTGGATCGTATCATCCCCGATTTTTCGGGGCGCGATGGCGGAGTCATGACGGGCAACGTCACCATGACGCTGCATGCCCTCAAGTATCCCAACACCCCCGAATCCATGGAAGTGACGAAGGGACCCTACCTGGTTTCCGCCGCCACCCAAAAGATAGATTTCCGGATGAGGGGCCGCCATACATACTATCGCATTGAGAGTAATGATGTCAATACTTCTTGGCGTCTGGGTGCGATTCGTTTCCGGCTTGGCCGAGATGGTGAACGATGAAACCGCTTCTTCCCCTGCCCCCGACTTCCCTTCCGGTTGATGCCCAGATGGCGTGGGGGGAAATGATCCGCGTCCTCAACCTCTACCACGGCCAGGTGGTGACGGGGCCAGCAGTGACAGGCTACACAGTTTCTGCTACAGTACCGGCGTCGGCCACCCTCGATCTGGGGACAGTAACGGTTACCGCTGTTGCCAACACCCTCGTCAAGCTGCTGACGGATCTGCAATCGAAGGGCATCGTGAAGGTGGACAAGCTATGAAGGGATACGATTCTTTCATCAAGGGTTACGCTGAGGGCGGCCCCGTCAATCCCTTTGAAGCTTTCGTGGCCCCCAAGGGAAACATCTTTCGGACGATTCCGCGTACCTCCCGACCCACCTTCACCCCGTACAATCCGAATCAACAACTCTACGGTGGACCTGCTGAACTTCCGAGTGGTTATCGTAGCATCTACGGCAACCTTTCGAGGATTCGGGAGGAGCAAGCACGTCGTCGTGCTGCCGCAACTCCGACTCCTGCGCCCCAACCGGATCAGCCCTCCCAGGGTGCGGACCCTGCCCCGGCACCACCGTCTCCAAACCAGTCTCCCGCCCAAAGGGAACTCGACACATACAACCAGGAAGCTGCGGCAAGGGAGGCTGCTGCGAGAGAGGCTGCGGCGAGAGAAGCTCAAGACCTACTTAATCAGCGACCCATCGATACGACGCCGATCTTCGATGCGCCGCTTCCGTATGACATGGAGGATTTTCCGCTGGTAACGGTTAATCCTCCCACCGAGACTGTGCCAGAAACGACGCCGACAGTTGATGACGAGATTACGCGGGACTACCTAGGTCCTCCCACTCCGCTGGATCGGGTGGTGGAGGATGTCCTGCGGCCCACGCCAGAGTTGGTTCCTGGCGATGTCACGTTGGTGGGACCAGACGACACCGAATTGTCGGTAGAATCTCCGGAAACGCCCACCTCCGAAGTGGAAGCTGGCCCTGGCTTCGACCCGGATTTTGGGATGGGATCTGAAGAGATCCCTAGTGCGGCACCTCCCGCTGAGGTGGCGACCCCCGCCCCCAATTTGGGGGATGTGCTTTCGTCCTACAGCGACGATGCGTATGCGACCCCGGAAGTTGGGCTGGATCTTGCGGACATCCCCGACACCACGATGGAGGGGGCAGCCAAGAATGAAGCCCTTTCGGGGAAAGCCCAAGGCGCAACTCTTGGAGATCTTGGAAAGTCTGTCTTGCAGGGTGTGGGTGTGCTGTCCCCGCTGGGCCTGGCCAATACCCTCGGGGGCATGGCTGTGTCCAACTACCAGAATGAAGAGGCCCCGCCCAAGTCTTTGATGGGGATGGCTTTGGAGAAGGTTGCTCCGTCTTTTGCTGCAGGGATCTCCCCGGCAGCCAAGCAGGAATTGCAGACACGCGGGGAAATCGCTGGGACGCAGATGGCGGAGCAGGTCAACGCGGGCCAAATCTCCCCCACGGCTGCGGCAACAGCGTTGACTCAAGACCAGAATCTGATAGGATCGCTGGGTCCCGCATTGGCTGCGTTGGAGCGTAGTATTGGTACGATGAAGGGCGGCGATGAGGAAGGCGAAACCCTCTCCGCACCGGAGGCGGAAACGGAATCCCCCGCAGTAGATTTCGGTACTCCCGAAATTGAGACGGGCACGCCCGCAACTCCCGATCTGTCGGGCTTCGATGGGGGCGACACCGAAGGTGGTACGGATGGAGGCGATAGTGGTGGAGATAGTGGAGGCGATAGTGGTGGCGACGGTGGGGGTGGCAGCGATGGGGGCGGGGGTAGTGAAAGCGATGCTGGCGGTGGTGGTAGCGATGGCGGCTGGGCTAAGGGCGGCTACGTACCGGGGGATAGTGGCGGCATGGATGACGATGTTCCCGCCGTCATCGATGGAAAAGCGCCCGCACGCCTATCTTCCGGGGAGTTCGTATTTGACGCCGCGACGGTAGCCGCCCTGGGGGATGGCAACAATGAGGCGGGGGCCAAGAAACTCAACATGCTCCGCGAAGCCATCCGCCACAAAGCATATGGCCACAAGAAGCAACCCCCCAAAAACTACAGCATTGGGGACCTAGTGAGGCTCTATGATCGTATGCGCTGACGAAGGGGACATCCCGGCGATTGGCCGTCTCCTCGTAGAGATGCATCAATCGTCGGGCCTTGACATGCCCCCGCTTTCCCCCGGCAAGATCGAGGCCACCCTAGAAGATGTCCTTGCCACGGGCATCATCTTCTTGGGTATGCGGAATGGGGAGGTGGCCGGTGTTTTGGCCCTCAAGGAAGCATCTCACTGGTTCAGCGAGGGGCGCTTCTTCGGGGATGTTGTCTTCTACGTGGGCCTCAAGCACCGGCAGTCCGCGTTGGGTCCCCAACTGTTGCGTCGTGCCTCCCGATATGCTAAGATGCGGGGTCTTCCCTTGTTGATGGCTGTCGTCAACGGGGTTGATGTGGACCGTAAAGACAAGCTGTATAAGCGGCTGGGGTTTCGCCACATCGGTGGCGTCTATAGTAGGGGTATCTGATGGGCTGGTTTTGCGAATCCTCCACGACTCCAACTACCACGACGCAAACCAACACGGTCCCCGCGTGGTACGAAGATGCGTTGCAGAGGCTGGTCTCTGCGGGCGAAGAAGAGATCGCGGACAAGCCCTACCAGTATTACGATCCCCAGCAGAGGGTTGCCCAGCTTTCCCCCGCCGAGGAACAGGCAATCGCGGCCACTCCCGACGCGGCAGGTGCGTACATCCCCGGATTGTCGGCGGCCTTCGGCTCCGCTGCGATGGGGTCGCGGGGCATCCAGGATGTCAACTTTGCGGATTACATGAATCCGTACACGCAGAATGTCGTGGACATCCAGAAGCGCGAAGCCATCCGCGACTACGAGAAGATGCGTCCCGGCATGGGCTACAGTGCGGCGAAGCAGGGTGCCTTCGGTGGCGCACGTCACGGTGTCGTGGAAGCGGAAGCGGAACGCAACCTGGGCCAGCGTCTTGGAGATATCCAGCAAGCGGGGCAGGAGCGGGCCTTCACCGCAGGAACCAACCTCTTCACCAACGAAGCCCAGCGCCAACTCCAGGCTTCGCCCATGTTCAGCCAGATTGGCGAGGCGTCCCAGCGGTTGGGACTTACTGGCCTCGATGCCGTCTTGAAGGCACAGGCTATTCCCCGCAACGTGGAACAGCAACTGCGCGACGCCCAATTCCAGGAATACATGCGAGAGCAGGGCTACGGCATGGGCCAGTTGGGCGGCCTCAGCGGCATCATCCGAGGGGTATCCCCCGGCGGCACCACCACCACGCAGGGCCAGGTTGCGGGATCATCTCCCTTCCAAGCCCTCGCAGGGTTGGGCCTCGCTGGGGCCGGTATCTACAACCTCTTTAGGTAAGCACCCATGGCAGATCTCCCCCGGCCAGGATCTCTCAGCTTTGAGCAGTTGCAGGAACTCACGCGGAGTCCCGAATTTCAGAATTTGCCCTGGTTCTACCGCCAGCAAGTCATAACGGAGTTTCAGAATAAGCGACCGGGCTTGATGCCTAGGGTTTCGGCGGAGGAGAGGCAAGCAGCCCGTGTGCCGGGAGAGACTCGTAGCATCCTTGCTGGGGAGCGCGCCCGCCAAATTGGCGGAGGTCCCGCTGGTCCCTACGCAGAAGATCTGAGTTCCGCTGGCATCCGGCAAATGCTTCCCCGCCCGGAAATTCCCACTGCGGGAGAAACTCCGGTGACGACGGCGGTACCTTCGGGTGCGGCAGCGCAGCCTGACCCCTACGCGGAGATGCGGGCTGCCGTCATGGGTATGGGTGGTGGCGGGGGACCCCGGCCCAAAATTGCTAGGCCGGATACCTCTCAGGTCCTCAAGGATATCCCGCAGGTGGGGGAGAGGCAAGCGGGGGAAACCTACAAGGCTGACCCCTACATGACCATGCTGCAGACGGGGCTGAAGATCCTGGCGGCCAAACCTGAAATTGGTCAGTCTGCCCTGTCCACGATTGCCGCGCCCCTGGCTTCGGGCGTGGAGCAGTATCGTGGGGAGAAGCAGAAGGAAGCCGAGTCCCGCAAGGCCGAAGCTGAGGCAGCCCGCACTGACAAATACCGTCAGGCCGAGGCGGCCCGCAGCACCGCCGGTCTCGCCGCGCAGCTACGTCAGCAGGATCTCACGGCATCGATTGCCGAAGCCGAAATGGCCCAAAGGGCAGCGCAGCACGGCCAGAGTGTTTCATTGCAGAAGATGGACCTCCTTCGCAAGATAGAAGATGATCGGCGTACCGATATAATCCGTAAGGCATCCACACCTGAAGCCCGCATGAATCTGATGAATTCGGAGGCGGACGGGTTGGAGGAAGTTGAGAGGAAACTGCAGGATCCCAAGCTTTCTGCCGGGGAGCGTCAAATCCTTGAAAACGTCAAGGCCCGCAAGGAACGCAATTTGAGTTACCTACAGGGCACTGCCCGCACTGAGATGCAAAGTGACACGTCCGAAAAACTTGCCTTGCGGCGGACGTTGACGCAGATCGACCTGCAAATTGCCAAGCTGGGGTCGGGAATCCCCACGCCAGACACGACAAAGGCGTTGGCGGATTTGAAAAACAAGCGTAGAGAAATTGCTGCGGCTTTGGGTGAAGGGGAAGGCGGAAAGTCTATTCTGCCGCCGCCTCCATGATCCCTGACAAGATTGAATGGGATCCGGAAGCGAAGTCCTGGATTGCATCCAAGGATACTCCGGACGCCATCACCGCAGAGTGGGATGGGGAGAAGTGGGTCAAGGGTAAGAATCCCTCTGGCCCCGGTTCCCTGCGGCGCGGCTTCGCCACGGGTGTGGAATCCACGAAAGGGCTTGTCGCGGATATTATTCCCGCGATGGTCCAGAGTGCCTTTGGTTACGACGAGGCCGCCCAGAAGAATCTGCAGGAATACCGGGATCGGATGAAGGCCCTTGAGGCCCGCAATCTGTTGACCCGGATGGACTACCAGAAAGTCAACGATCTGGGATCCGCTGCCGAGTTTGCCGGGGAAGCCATTGGTGAATCCATCCCATCCCTCATCACTACGTTGGCGGGTGGTGTCGGCGTGGGTGCTGCCGCCACCAGGTTGGGCGCGGGTCGCCTCCTCACCCAGCAGGTGGGCAAGAAGGCTGCCGAGTTGGAAGCCAAGGGCGTGGCCAAGGATGCCGCCCTGCAGCAAGCCACCAAGGAAGTGTCCCAACAGGTGGGGTCGGTTGCCGGTGCCTTCGGTGGCAGCGCCCTCCTCAACATCCCCGAGTCCTACCTAAATCTCGCGGAAGCCGGTAACGCATCGCTGGGGGCCTCCTTCGCGGTGGGTGCCCTCAAGTCTACCCTCGATGCCCTGGGTCCCATCCGCCTCCTCAGCAAGACGCGGGGTCCCGACTTCTCAGACAAAGTTACCGATCTGGTTTCCGCCCGCCTCCTCAAGGGTAGACCGGGGGCCGCTGGCGCATTGGGTGGTGCGCTGGAGACTGCCGCCCTTGAAGGCATCACGGAAGGCACGCAGCAACTTCTCGATGAGACGGCAGCCGCGATCCTCGCGGACAAGTCCATCGACTGGAACAACATCATCAACGCGGCGTTGAAGGGTGGTGTCGGCAGTGCCCCGGTGGGTGCCGCCGCTGGCGCGTATGGTGCCCGCCAAAAGGCTGCCGCCGCCGAAGCCGCAACCCAAGAAACGCAGCGGGCTGAAGCCGCCAAGGCTGCCGCTGAAGAGGAACAATCTTACACGGCGGGTCGCCTTGCGGGCGAGGTGCCTCCTCCCGAAAAGACCGCCAGCGACTACCTCTACGATACGATTGCCGAAGTCAAGACAGAATTTCCCGGCATCCAGATCCAGGGCGAGATCAAGGACAACAAGCCTTCCTTCGCCATCGATCCCAAAAGCCTCCGCATCAAAGTCCAGCAGCTTGTCCAGCAGGGCATCGTAAACCCCGCTACCAACAAGCCCTTCACTGTCCCAGAGTTGGAGAAGGCTCTCTCCTCTCAGATCTACTCCTCGTTGCGTAGCACCTACGATGGCAAGTCTTACGAGAGGCTGGCGGGTGCCCCCTCTCAAGCCAAGGTGCCCGCAGCGTCTTCCGTTGATCAGGCTTCCGCCATCATTGCGGAAGTCAACCAAGACCCCAGTAGCCTCGAAAACCCATTCATTGCCCAGCAATATGACGAAGCCAAGCGTATTGTTGCTGCGGCACGCGATAAGGAAACCGCGCTTCGGGAGAAGGAACAGGATGTAGCGCAGGTCCCGCTTGAGGGATACCGGCCCCGCTTCGGTACTGCTGCCGATATCACTCCTGCCGAAACTCCAGTCGCTTCCGATTTGGGAGATGTTGAGGTTGAGGCTGCGGTGGCACCCCCGCTGCGGGCGTGGCAACGGCAAGCCGTGGAAAACATCATCACGGAGTTGCAGCCTGGGGGCACCCTCTCCGTAGCTTCCATTCAGAACGAACTCAGCAAGGAAGGCACCCCGGTTTCGCTGGAAGAAGCCAACGCCATTCTGGATCGCTACGTCGCAGAGAAGAATACCACCCAGGTGGGGATGCAGATTGTTCCCCCCAACCTGCGGTTGGTGAAGCGGGGCGACTCATACGTCAAGCCCCGCACAGGTGTCGCAGAGGAAGCGTTTCGAGGGGAAGCCCCCGATCTGCAGTCGGAGAGGGGAGGTGCCCGCGCTTTTCCCGACGCCCCGCAGCCCCTCATCACCGAGATTTCCAGCCCCGTCATTCCCATCCAAGGTACGTTGCAGACACCTCCCGCCGGGTTGTCGCAGGAGGATTGGGCCAAGACCCACAACACCCTCATCCGGCGCACCAGGCCGATTGACCGGGATGCCGTGGAGGCTGCAGCGCAGCGGGAACTCAGCAACAAGCAGGTCAAAGAGATCCTCGACGCCCTAGTCAACACCAATGCAATCAAGCGGGCGGGACTATTCTACCGCGCCAACCCCGACGCACAGCCCATCTCTGCCTTCCGCGAAGAAGTTGTCGGCGGCCCCACGACCCAAAAACCAAAGGAGGTTGTGGAGACGGAGACAGAGGGAGGGCAGACCCGCCAGATGCAAGTGGGGAGGCGCAATTTCATAGGGCTGCTTGCGGGCGCAGCAATGATTGCCCTTAAGTCTCCCGCACTTGCTCTCAACGTAGCGTCTCCCGAATTGATGTTCCATCTGCGGAACGGAGATCTGCCCGCAGCTTTGACTTGGATATCGACTAAATCGGACTCTCCCATCTTCCGCAAAGTGGCGGCGGCTTTGCTCCGCGCAGGGATGGGCAATGTCAAGATCCGGGTCATCGGAAATTCAAAGAACGAAATCGATGACGCTGTCCGGTTTGGGTGGATTTCCCAACAGTCCGCAAACGAGATTACGCAGGGTACCCTGGGATTCATCAATCCGTATGAGGCGGACAATCCCACCATCATTCTTATTGATAAAGCAAACGATAAGGCAACCGGACTATCCGAAGAAGTGCTGCTTCACGAAGCTCTGCACGCTTTTGTCATGTCGCGCTGGGGTCTTCTGGAAAGCTATAGATTCCAAAGCAACGCAACGCGCGCAGGGTTTACGCAAGATCCTGGAGATCTTCGCAAGGTAACCGACCTTCGGAATCTTTGGAAGGCCCTGCGGGACCACATCGTAATTAACAACCTGTCTCTAAACGCTGCCCAGAATCCAGATGAATTTTTTGCGTATGGTTTGACTGATCCGAAAACCCGCGACTTTCTGGAAAGCCACACCCTAAAAACCAATGGCAAGATCGTTCCGATCCGCAAGACTTCGAAAGAGCCGTCGCTTCTTGACAAGTTCTTCAACTGGTTCTTTGGGTTGCTGGGATTCAACCAAAACGAGACAACCTTGCTGAAACAGTTTGAAGATACTGCTTTCAGTCTTTTCGATACCCCCACTGCCCCAGATTTTGACACCGCGCGAAGACTCGGCAATCTCGCTGCGGGTCGCATCGCCCAGGCGCAAGTACCCACCCCGGAACTTGGCCGCCGTGGATTCCTGCGCGGGGTGGGGGCAGTTGCGGCTAAGGCAGGGCTGCCCGGAACAGCGGGAATCCAGACAGCAAAAGCTGGACTGACTGCGGCGGATAAAGCAAGTAGAATCTTCAAGACGACTGAAACAATTTCAAATCTGAAAAGACAAATCTCAGATTTAGGAAGCCTATTCCAAGAAGCTACTTCGCGCTCGTTGCCGCCTGTAGAAGTTCCTGCATTTGAGCAAGCAGTTAAACTTCGATTAGATCTAGACAAAGTTTTTAGAAGCATCAGAGACATAACTAAAGATTTCCCAATTTCACACGAACTGTCTTACATGCTTTCGCGTGGAGCTATCTATGACGAAGACATGAAGTATGCTCAAAAAAGATTGGAATTGGCTGCGCCCCGAGAGTACGCAATTGCTCAAACACTTGCAAAACAAGAAGACGCTGCGCGGTCCGAGCTAAATAAAATAGCTAGCAAATTTCGAAATATCTTGGAGACTGCCAAAAAACTGTCATCTAAAGATGACACGATTAAAGCAGATTGGAAAAGTTTGGGCATAACGGAAGACAACAAATATGCTTTCCTCGATGCCACATCCAGTGCAGACAGATACGGTTCTTTAGGCCGACTCGCTGACTTGATGGGCTTAGACAAGACAAAGTTTGATCTTACTTCTGCGGCAAAACTGTTCCAAGATTTGAAGGCTGCTGGTGCCCTAAATAACTATAGTAGTTTTGCAAACTACTTAGTGTCGCGAGTGCCGCGAGACGAGTTTGCTCTAATTACCGAAGAGACTATACGTAGAGGCAAACCTGAGCGAAGCGCACTTGCTTTTTTGTTTGACTCGCTTGACAATCAGAAGAAGGGGTTTGAAGTTCTAGAGAACATTACAGCGGATAAACTTGAAGCTTTTGAAAATCAATCTTTGCGGACAGTTCCGCAAGTAACTGGAGAAATACAATCTACCATCAAAAATCTAAAGCTTCAATTTGATGCGGAAATACAGAAGGCAAGTCCGGCTATAAACCAACTTGCAAAAAATCTGAAATCTCTAAGGAATGCATTTGAGGATATCTGGCCTCAAATGCAAGACAAGTATAGGTCTGACCGAAGCGATCCGGAAACAAAAGAGTCTCAAGAATCTGAATCGAATGCGAACCGGCGGACTTCCATTTTCACGCAGCTAGGCAATGATTACACTTGGCGCACGCTGGAGCGCGGAATACTCTTGCCGGAAAATGCTCCTAAGCAACTTGCTAGGATGGCACGGGACATGATAGATAGGTCTAGCAAGTTGCAAGACGCAGCGACTAAGTCCATTCCAGACGACTACTCTTGCGGGTGAGATAGATGGCCGTTTGTATTCCTGCGAAGTCGGGTGTCGTTGATACGCAGATGCAGAAGTCTGTGGCATTGCGGCGGTTGGATGAGACGAAGGAAACCACCCCCTCTCTCCTGACCCAACTGGGTATGGCCCAGTGGTTTGCCAACGGCTTCATCGGCATCGACAACCAGGCGGCAAGGTTTCCCGCCCTCCGAGGTTTCGTGGAACAACTCCACATCGGGGAGAAGATCCGCAGTCTGTACTCCCACAACCACAACGAGACGCTGCGGGAAGTGGGCAACCTGTCCGATGCCGATTCCCGCAACATCATGAAGGTGGTTGAGGCGGGTGACGCCGGGATGAAGATCACCCAAAACCAGGATGGCAGTGCCACCGTCACGGCATCCCAAGATCTTGTTGGGTTGAAGAAGGGGGAGACCTACACTCTTCCCCCCAAGCTGAATGCCACCCTCAACAAATCCCGTGAAATCCTCGACACTCTCTACACCGACATCATCAAATCCGTAAAGGCCAGCCTGGGCCACGACCCCGACGCCACCAATCTTCCCAAGGAAGACCAGGCGGTGATCGATCTTCTGGAGGAGTCCCGCCGCGCCAACTACTTCCCCCACGTAAGGACGGGGCGCTACGCAATCGAGTACAAGGTGAATGGCAAGAAGCACCTTGAGGGCTACGGGTTGTCCCTGCAGGGCAAGAAGCTGAAGACTTCCTGGCAGCAGGTGCAAAGTCGCGCCGAAGCCTTGAAGAGTGAAGGGGCCACCGACATCAAGATCCGCGACTTCCAGGCGGAACGGGAGATGTACGAGGCGTACCTCCCGGATGTGGATAGCATTTCGGCAATCGATGCCCTCTTCCAGACCATCATGGTCCCCAACAAGAAGGACGCCTACGCCGAAACCAAGAAGGTGCTGGACAGGTTGCGGGCCGAAGCGGAGCATGGTCGCCAGCAGCGGCTGCGTCGTCGCGCCAATGTCCCCGGCTGGCTGCGCCCCGACAACTTCGACACCTACTTCCGCAGCACCCTTCCCGCCTACGCCTTCTCGATCTCCGACTACATCGCCAACAAAACTACGGAAGCAGGTAGGCGCGCCGCAATCAATTCTATCCCCGACAAAGCCGTCCGGGATATGGCTGAGGAAGCGGAACGCTACCTTCACTCCGACGAGTCCCAGGTAGCCCGCCTCAAAAACTTCACCTACCTCTACACCATCGGGGGCAACCTGTCGTCCGCGATGGTGCAGCCCACCCAGCTTCTCCATACGACGTGGCCCCTCCTCTCCGCCGTCGGGGGCACGGGGCGCGCCGCCAAAGAGATCATGTCGGTGGCTAACACCCTCCTCAAGTCGCTGACCCTCACCTTCGATCCGTCCAAAGTCCTCGACGTATCCAAGATGAATCTGCCCGAAGACGAGAAGCAGATCATCCAGCGCATGTTTCAGGAAGGCTTGGCCGAGGCCCTCCTCACCCGCGACCAGGCCCCCGCCTACCTTGCCCGCAGCCAGGA